TAAGCCCTGAAATTCAACACCTACAAAGTCGCCCATTTTATCTATACTTTGGAACAACGTAAAGCCGATATCGAGTCGCAAGATTAAGACAATCTTCGCAATGCTCGGCAATGCCCAACGTCCAAGAACAATACCATGCCTGTGGGTCTTCCCTGATGACCCAAGTACACTTGCACCGAACCCGACAAGCGGTTTGCCCGTCGCCAGGGTAGACGGGAAGAACCAGACCCCTTGCGGAAGCCCGAGCCCGTTCGTAACATTGGGTTGCGCTTTCAATATACATCTTGGCCCGCATGTCGATCTGAGCAGGCGTTAGTTTACCTGCGGCGATCTCTTTTGCAAAATTGTCAAGGTAGGCGTATTGTTGCTTGAGCAGGGCCCCGACCCGACCGTAATCGCTCGGTGTCATCATAGCCTTACCGCCACGCCCGAGCATGTATTGTTGAAGATAAATATCCTTGATCTGGGTTCGCATTTGAATGACCCAAGATTGCAAATTTATCCGACCGGTGGTCAGCTTTGTTGAAAGCTCAGAGACCCCAGGAAGAGTCGCCGTAACGTTTTGGTTGCGGGCTTCGACAATGCGTCTAGGCGTGATGCCTCGACCGCCTTTGGCGTAGGTCTTTGCCTGCTCGTTATAAATCCACTCAGACGAGACCGGCGGGGCCGATGGTTTCTTTGGATTCCTTCGGTGCGGCAACGGTTCGGGCCTCCAATATCCCAACCCAATAAACGGGCATGATCTGATTGAATAATCGAATCGCCCTGCGAATGTCTGCGTCGGTTATTTCTGCATCAGCTTCGGTGAACCTGGGGAGCTCTTTATCGGCCCCGTCAGGAATAACGTATAAGGCGAAGTCGTCGCTCATTTCTTGGGCCTTTTCACTCGAAGGCGATGGAAGCCATAGGCCCGAAAGATGTCGCCCATGACCCGAGCATCGATGGTCATTTCACCATTCTTATCTTGGGAGGGTTCGTCGTTTTCGTCGCTGCCTTGACTTGCTTGGCTTTGGGCGATCTGGGCAGCGACAGAAGCCTTGCGCTCTTGCTCGTCGATAATCGTCTGTTCTTCAATCTCGGGCAACCCGCCATAGTCACGAAGCCAGACCTCGTCGTCGACCGTCCAAGTAATCAGACCGGCAGCAGCGATCTTGGAAAGAAAATCAGCCATGCCCTTTATGTCGGCTTCGCCAGCTTGACCGTGATCCATGCGCAACCCTTTTGGATCGACCCCATTCAATTTACAAAGCCTGGGGATTGCGAACTTAGTTATAACCGAAGCGATCTGGTCACAGATCGCATTGATCGCTTGGTCGAATAAGTCGGTCTGATCTTCGCTCAAAGCCAGGGAGCCGACCCCTTGTTGACCGAGCATCAGAAATTGGGACAAGACCGCCATCAGAATTTGCTGACGATAGCGGGTGATCGGAGTATTGAAATCTAGGCTCGACCCGTTCATGCCTTCAAACCGCAGGGCCCAGCCCTGGGGCTCTACGAAACCCATTTGTTCGTCGATGCGGATATTCCTGACAGCCTGTTCTGCAACCGAGATGTCTTGGTCGCTGGCAGTCGCTGGGATATTAATGACCGGAAAACCAGCCCCGCCACGTTCGAGTGAGATCGCCTCGACCGTTTGTAAATTTTTTACAAAGAAATAAGGAATCCAACAAGACCGAAAAAGCGACCGACCTTCGGGGTTGCCCTTTTCTACTCGGGTCCGATAAAGCAAACATTTCTCGATTGGAATTTTTACTTCTTTATACGTAGGGGCAGCAACCTGGGAGAAGTATACAAGCCCGCCGTTTGAATCAATGCCCCAACGAAAGAGAGTGTCTTGGCCCCTGGGAGCAAATTTGTGCCAAAGAACCCGACCTTCAACACGTTCGTAAACGATCTCGAAAAGCGACCAACCGTAAACCAGCATGGTAAGAACTTCTGAAATGTGGTCGTTCCAAGATACGGTCAGGTTATCCCTTGCGGCTTCCAAGAGCTCGAGCCTGGGGTCGTCGGCCCCATCGTCGGACTGAAAGAACCACCCGACACCCCGAACTGTTTCTTCGATGGTAAGCATGATCGCCCCAACGTCGGGAGAATTCAAGCTCATTTCACGAAAACGCTTTTGACCTTCTTTGCCCCGAAGCTCTCGAAGAAATTCTTCTTGAACTTGACCGCCAAAGGTCGCAAGACCTGTATACCCGATTTCAGCCATTGCTAGACCCTCCGAGTTAATAGCGTGTCCATTTGTTACCGGTTGATTCAATTATAGTCGAATTGTCACCGACTGCCCACCGGCTTTGGTTAGTTGGTTGGATGGGGAGTGGCGGGGAATTGCGGGCAGCCCAAACCAGCAGGGCCCGAGCAATAACCGTGTCATCGTGAACACCTTCCAGCCCGGCGAACCGGGAACGACCGTAAGCGTCGACTTTGCGCTCGTATGCTTCGAGCTCGCCAGTCCAGAGCTCGTCGTTTTGAAACTGGAATTCTTCATGCTCAAAACAAAAGACCAGATTATCGATAAGCGGTGTCTTTGACTTTTGGGTCATGTCGAAACCGTCGACCGGGAGACCGGCGGCCCGCAGGGCGTCGAGATTGGGTTCGCCAATCGAGTTAGCTTCACCCAGAATATAGACCGGTTTCCAGGGCTCGTAAAATCTCATAAGCCGATCTTGCTGATAGTTATAATCGATCTTGTTGAATCGATCCCGGTCGAGCTCGAGCCTACAATCTACACACCCAATACAGCTAACTGTGAAATCGTTTTGCTTACCCCAGTCTATCGAAGCAATGATCCTGTGACCATCGTGGGCCCCTGGGTGATTCTTGAGCGGGGCCTTCATGCAAGCTGCAAGGTTGCGGAAGACGACCCCTTCGTTTTCAAGAAAGACCGCAAGAATTTCTTGTTGAAAAGCTTCTTCGGTCATGTCCGAGATGATTTCTTCCAGGGCGGCAGACGATAAGTGGGGGTTGTCGTAGCTTGTAAAATGCCAAAAAGCCCAACGCCCAGAAGTGTCTGCCTGGGCTCGAAGGTAAAGTTTGTGGGCATGATTTCTGCGCTTCGGCGTAAAAATAAAAACGGCGTCACCGTCATTATCGAGAAGCATAGGAGCCCCTACCTCGTCCCAGACTGACGAATTCATAAGACTGAATTCGTCCAAGATTAGCAGGTCGGCATAATCGCCTCGAAGGGTGTCTGCATCCCATGCGGTTTTGGCTCGAATGCGACCACCGTTCGGAAACTCGAGCAGCCGACGGGTCTCGTTTTTGTAGATAGCCTTAGCCTGAATTGGCTCGGCAAAGAATTTTTTTATTTGCTCCCAGAATGCCCCCGTTTGATCTTCGGTCGGGGCAGCCTCCAAAACCCGACGACCTTCCAAAGCCTTGTCAGCAGCAAGCAAAGCAACGCCGGTCGTCTTTCCAACTCGACGACCGGCTGAAACCACTTTACGCTTTGCTGGGCTCGAAATAAAATCAGCCTGCTTTGCATGTGGGGTTGGAAGCCTGACTGTGTATTCACTCACGAATTACCCTAAAAACAAGCTCGTTTATCTCGCCGCTTTCGTTTTCTTCCCTATAGCCACGACCCCTTGCAATGGGTGATTTTAGAACCATAGCAACCGCCCAGGGCTCGCCCCTGATAAGGGCGTGACGCAAGGCGAGCTCGGCCAGGTCTGCCAGCTCGTTGCGGCTTTCGTCGACGACCTGACGAACTTTTTGCACTTCCTTCATGCGTATGCGAATTGTGGTCGGCGAGCATTGCAAGTTGCGGGCAGCAAGGGAGATTAGCCCGTTCGTCTTTTGAAGGGCTTCGATAATTGCATCTGTCGAATATTTCACCGACCCCTTTGGACGTGCCATTTCAAACCTACTCCAAGCCGTCGGGATCTAAAGCGAGTGGCTTTTCTGAAACAAAATAAATGGATGGCATACTTATCAGGGTGACCGCAGCCTTGAAGACGATCTGACCGGCGGTCAGCGCCAGGGCGGCACCCAGGGGCAGCGTCTCGCCACCGAACAGGGGCGGTAAAATCACGAACGCCAGGGTTGCGAAAACAAGAGAGTCAATCGGCAGAGAGACCATGTTTGAAACGATTACCCTTGACCATTGTGGGAAGCCGCGAAACCTGTGCGACCAGAAGTGATATACCTCGGTGTCGATCAACTCGGAAACCACTTCAGCGGTAATACTGGCAATCGTGATAGCCGGAACGATTGCAAAAATGGCAGACCACGCTTCGCCGTTCTGAAAGAAGGGCGGGTAAGACATCTTTGAAACCCAGGCCAAGTAAAGGGCCTGTAAAATATTGCCGACCGCTGCGACGATGATAGCTGCCTGTGCCCAGGTCTTGCCCAACCTTTTATGCAGCAGGTCTCGAACCGTGAAGGTAACGGCGAAAATCATCGAGCCAGCCGGAAGGACGATGGGGCCAATCTCGACCAGCTTGGTTGCGGAAACATCAGCGATAGCCTGACAGATCACATAGAGACCGATCAAGAACGTAACCGCGTAGACTGTTTTTTTGCTCATGTTGTTAGCTCCAATCTCGATAAATAATAGCGCATGCAGGCGCATGTACGGTTGTACGAGCCCGCACCGCAACAATCATTGGAATGTTACCAAGTATCACCGTGAGTGAATCGAACGTCACGCGGCATAATTCTTCGATAGTCATTTTTTCGTTTGCAAGGCTATAAAGCCAAGCCTCGAAACTTTCATACTCGAGCAACAGGTCAACTGGCTTGAACTGGATTTCAATAGTCCCATGAAAAGGGGCTTTGCCAATCGAACAAACCGCCGAGAACTCGGGGCAGTATTCGATCAGCGAAATTTGCGAGCTATTAGGGATTGACTGAAACATTTATTTGCCTCCGTTGACGATTATATAATTATCTGGCACTATGGGGTCAAGGAGATAAACCATGACCACAAAATTTGACCATCTTACAAGAAGAATCACCCAGGCCGAAGCGGATGAAATCATCCAAGAAACCGAGTGGTCCGATCATATCGAGACCGACGAAGGGGCCACCGAGACCGGTTACCTGTACGGGCTCGACAATGGAAACTGCGTCGAAGTCGACTACGAAGGGCACGTTTTTTATTATGCCCAAACAGACTTGCCAGAAGTCACCGAAGATCAAATACACGCCTTTTTATGCCCGAACAATGAATTCCCGCTATAACAAGTACAGCTCGGCCCCATTTTCGCCATCTTCAAAAACCTTCACAATCGCCCGACGGTGACCACCAAACCGAAGGGCGATTGAGTTTATAAGGAACCGGGCTATGACTTCGCAAGACATAACCCCGAGCTCACCACCCGGGAAAGTCGCCTTCGCCCAGGCCAAAAGGTCGTGAAACTCAATTTCTCGATCATCGTGGAAAGTTTGAACCTTGACCTCGATATGAAAAACATGCCTATGGCGATCTTGCAGATAGGCCCGTTCTAGCGGGGCCTGGGGCCACCGATGAAAGCCCTCGACCTGATAGCGGATAACCGCATAAGAGTCGATCTGCATGCCGTTTGTGGATGGCTGCTTGACGAACAGAAGAAGATCCTCGGGAGCAGGGGCAAAATCGCTCATTTGATCGCCGCCATGACCCAGGCGAAAGCAATCGGCACATAACTAACCAACTTGAAGCCGATGAAAATCCCAATGATTCCGACGATCCCTTCGGCGACCCCTGGGGCCGGGATGGGAAGCTTCAAAGCGGAGAAGACCGCCCCGGTAATCAAGCCAGTAAAAAAGGGAAGGATATATCTCATTTTTATGCCTCGTTTTATTCTACCGGCGGGTATAGGTCGCAACCAAGATCAGAGAGTCGACTTAAGTAATGCCGCCAGTTTTGTTCTTGAATGAATGCCTCGTATGCGCTCATTTTACACGCTTTTCTGCTTCCC